AAGGAAACTTATATAACTACTTGACTAAAGGAAAAGAAATGGCATTTCTTAACAAAGCTAGAGAGTCGACATGACACTCAATTCTAGATTAGCTAAGTGTAGAATGTAAGACCATTTACTTAACTAAAGGAAACTAAAGCAAAGTAATGTATTACATGAAATATAATGTAATTAGTGTTATAATCACATTACTTGTTTGGATGTATTCGTACATCAGTTAGAGTGTCAGAAATGGCACTCTTTTAATTTAAAAAAGAGGTCATAAGACCTCTTATCCTACATTTGTTTCTGAAGGAATATATAATTTTTTATTGAATGGAATGATATCGTTTGTTAACTTGATATACTTTATATCATTTTTAAATAAGTCTTTTTGATATTTCCATTCTTCAGTATCTCTTGTAAAGTCCCAGTCATAGAAACCTGACTTTTCAATCACTCTCCTATTGTAGTTTCCTAAAGCATAATTTAACCAAACAAAATCACTATCTGGTAAAGAGTGAGCGATTTTACCTCCTAAAACATCATCATCCACTACAGTTCCTGCGTTTAGCCAAAATAACATTTCGATATAGCAGTCGTTGTCTTTTTCGTTAGAATAACATACTAAATACATACCGTTTGATAAATCGTTGTCAAATTCAAATTCTTTCCACATTTCTTTCATTTTAAAATACCTCCGTTAATTTATAAGTTTTTATAATTTTTCTAGCAATTGTTCCTCTGACCTCTTTATGCATACGAGGGACTGATATTCTATTTGTCCCGTTTGTATAGATCACGTGTGACCCTTTTCCTTCTTTGCTAGACTCATAGTAACCATTTGCCCTTAACAGCCTTTTAAAGTCTATGAGTTTATAATTGTTATTAATCATTTTCATCACCTCCTACCTTATAAGCATTTGAAGATGTAAATAATTCGGTTTATTGAAAAATTTCTCTTCTATCTTACTAAGGGGAACTAATGATTAAAATTCCGGCTAAAGTTGAACAATTTACAAAATTATGCATTTTATAATTATATTTTACGAGATTTTCGCAAATACGAGTTATAAATGTGCATATAATGAAATAAGTGCTTATTTTTAATCATTTTATTTCACTGATTTGATCCGCAAGAATTACAACTTCTATTATGAAGGAGGTGTAATCATGGAAAACAAATCTATATTCTATTAGCAAAGTTTTATTTAAGATTAGATACCGACAATAGAGATGATTATCTATTAATGCTAGAAATTGAAAACTTGTTGAATAATTGTGAAGTGGTGTTATAATTACACTAGTTACTTAATTTTAAGTAACACCTAATGACAATCTAAAATTAAATAGGAGAATAAGTATGAGAGAACAATTATTAAACGATGTAGTGTTACAACTTTCATCATGTTTAGAAACTGAAGTTGTAAAATTAGTAGAGACTAAACTGGCAGTTGTATTGAACGAGTACAATGTTGAAAAGTTATCTACTGAAGTGGCAGTATGTAGTGAGATGCCTAAATGCTATGAGTATTTTCTAGCAACAAAGAAGATAGAGGGTCTATCAGATAAGACATTATCAAGTTATGAATTGAGAATACGACAATTCTTTACTTTCTTTAACAAAGATATAAATGATATTACACCTAATGACATTAGAGTGTTTTTATTCAAGTATCAGGAATTACACAACGTATCTAATAGGACATTAGATTCAATTAGAACAATATTGTATCTATTCTTTTCTTGGTCAAATGCAGAAGGCTATTGTGATAAGAATCCTTGCTTAAATGTTAATAAGATTAAATATACAAGGACTCAAAAAGAAGCGTTAGATGAATTAGAGTTAGAGATGTTTAGAAACGGATGTTTAAATGCTCGTGATAGAGCGATAGTTGAGTTTATGTATTCAACAGGTGCTAGGGTTAGTGAAGTTTCTAATGTAAAAATAAAAGACCTTAATCTAGAAACTAGAGAAGTAACTTTATTAGGTAAAGGTAATAAGATAAGAACCGATTACTTGAACCCAAAAGCAATACTATATATTAAAGAATATTTACAAACTAGAAAAGATGATAGTCCTTATCTATTCGTTGGAGATAGAACAAAGGATAAGATAAGTAAAGGTGGACTAGAATACATCATAGATTGTATTTGGAAAGCATCAGGATTAAAAAAGAAAGTCACTCCTCATATAATAAGACATACAACAGCTACTCTTGCATTGAAACGAGGTATGGGTGTTGAACAAGTACAAAAGATATTAGGTCACTCCAATATCAATACAACTATGATATATGCAGAGGTGTTAGATACTCAAGTCAAACAATCTCATTCTATGGCAATAATTTAATTATTATGCTATAATCAATTCATATAAAAGAGCCATGAGCCAACGCTTGTGGCTTTTTATTTTGTGGAAGGAGTATAGTACATGAATATTGAATATAAATTTGTCATTGTCACTATCGGAGCAATTGCATTTGATATTTTCACAGGTGTTATTGGAAGTTGTATTCGTGGAGAGTTCAAAAGCAGCGAGATGAGAAAAGGTGGGATGAGAAAATTATTCTTATTAGTTGTGGTAGCATTTGGTGTTGGTTTAGATGTATCACAACAATTAGTTGATTTAGGTTTCTCAATTCCTGCTAATACAATGATATGTTCATATATTTCTTTAATGGAATGTTTAAGTATATTAGAAAACATCAATCTTACTTATCCTGATGCATTGCCTACTGCATTAACTAATATCTTATACAATACTGCTAAAGAAAAAGGTATTAAAGAAAATGAAAAAGATTGAGGTTCATCATGGAATCTTCGTGATAAAGATAGTTCACAATGATGAAGATGAATATCCAAACAGGTGGTATTTGTACATAAATGAGCATGGCATTGAAAAACATAGAAAAGTTGTTAGCCAAAAACTAAACTCGGATCAATTAGAACGCTATCTCGAAAAGTGGTTGGCAAAACATTAAGGAGGAAGAACTATGTCAGTAATTGATAAAGCATTTATTAGTGTGAGTATTAACGGAATTAACATTGATTCATCAATTCCTTGTAACAAAGGAAACTATGAAAACAAATCATCAAGAGATGTTGGTTACTTTGTAATTCATTACACAGGTAATGATAAAGACACTGCAAAGAACAATGCTACATATTTCAAAAATAACAAAGTTGAGACATCTGCTCACTTCTTTGTTGATGATGGTTCAATCTATCAATCAGTAGAATTGAGAGATGTCGCATGGCATTGCGGAACTACTAAAGGTTACAAGACTGGATGTAGAAACGGAAACTCTATTGGTGTAGAGATGTGTACTAGCGGTGGCGGAGTATGTTCCGCAAAAACTAGATTAAACGCTGCATACTTAATGGCATATCTTATGAAGTTATGTGGGTTTAAAGCATCTGATGTTGATAGTAGAGTATTAAGACATTATGATATAGGCAATAACAATAAATCATGTCCTAATCAATTTGTTAAAAATCCTAGTGAGTTTAATACATTTAGAACTTGGATAAAAAATATTTTAAATACAGGAAATCATAACGGAACTGTTGCACAACCCATTGGTGCATCATCAAAAGCAGTTAGTTATACAATTAAAGTATCAAACGTAGACAAGGGCGATGTATTAAATATTAGACAAGAACCAAACGCTAGTTCAAAGAAAACAGGTGAACTTAAATGGAATGATCCTAACAAGTACACTATCATTCTTGAACAAAACGGTTGGGGAAAATTAAAGAGTGGAGTAGGTTGGATTAACCTATATTACACAAAGAAAGCATAGATAATTACAATAAAATGTAATTTTTGAACTTTTTTTGAAAAGTTTCGATTGAATTTTTAAAATTCAATATAAAATACAGGTAGGAGTATAGTAGAGCATCCATTCAAATGGGGGTGCAACTTTAGACTTACCTATCATTGTTACAATTAAAGTAGAAAGCCATCAAAAAGGACTAGAATTAACTAGTCCTTTTAAAAATTCCAATAGATATGTACTTCATCATCGTTTATTTCAATTCTTTTGATTAAAGATTGAACATAATCTCTCTTTTGAACAAGAGTGCCATTCTCGAACACTTCTTCTACTGCATCCGCAATATTCATAATGTCTTGTTTTTCCATTATTTTAGGCTTTTTAGGGAGCGTTTCTAATGATAGGTACAATTTATCTTGTTTTTCTTTTAAGTCTTGTATTTGGCTTGAAATAGCGTTTATAGGCATATTTCCTACGGAGTATAACTCTAGTAATCTAGATATTTGGTTTTCAACTTTTTCAATCTCATCATATATTACTGAACTATCATCATCTTTTTTTATTTCAGTTGATTTGACTTCATCAAAATAATTCTCATCATATTTAAGTTTCTTTATCTCATCAATGATAAGTTGGTCAAGTTCAAGCTGTCTCCATATCTTACAATAACACTTATCAGGATCAGATACTTTCTTTTCAGTTCGGTTCTTACAAACATATGTGTATTGGTACTTTTTTGGGTTTCCATGTCTATTTCTAGTGCCTCTGTTGGATTGATATATTTTTGAGCCACATTTAGCACAATATAAGTATCCGCTCAATAGACTAGCTGCTTTATAAGATGTTGGAGAATAATTCTCTTCATGTCTTTTTTCGTATAAAAGTTGAGTGGAGTCAAAGTAATCTTTAGGTATGATAGCCTCGTGTTGACCATCGTATATTTCTCCACCATATCTAACTTTACCTGCATAGGTAGGATTTGTCAGTATCCTACGTATCGCACTATTGTGACAATAGTTTGAATATTTGTTTGTGTAATGTTCGTTCATATAATTTTGAATAGAATTGATAGACATACCATCATTAAACATTTTGTATATTGTTTTAACTTGAAATGCCTCATATTCATTTATTAAAAGTTGACCATCAATATAATCGTATCCAACAGGTGGAGTAGCCCCTCTATACAATCCTTTTTTGGCTCTACCAACTCTACCCATATGCATACGATTAGATATTGTAGAACGCTCTAATTGAGCAAATACGGACATCATACCAAGTGATGCTATACCGAATGGAGATGAAGTATCAAATGATTCTGTCATAGAGTTAAATGCTATTCCGTTTCTATTGAAAACTTCTTCTATTAAATGTAAGGTGTCTTTTTGACTTCTTGATAATCTATCTAGTTTATAAACAAGAACTACATCAAACATTTTATTTGATGCATCTTTAATCAATTCTTTCATTGCAGGTCTATCTAGGTTTGAACCACTAAACCCACCATCTACATATTCTTTGTGTATAGTCCAATCTCTAGAACTACAATAACTTCTTAATCTTTCTAATTGTTCACTTATAGAGTATCCTTCAGTTTGCATCTCTGTAGATACTCTCACATATAACGCTGTTCTCATAATTAAATCTCCTATTGTATTCAATAAATAGGCATGATATAATCAATTTGTCATTAGGGATAGTATGAAATTGTTTAAATATAATCATGCTTATTCTCGCAAAGGTGGAGTCGCATCCACCTTTTTATTTTAGTCTTTTTTATCAACATCAAACAAAGGATTCATGTTTTTATATTTGTTAATTTCCCACTTTTTATTTTCTATACTAAACTCAATAGTATTGAACAATTCCGCAACATCTCGTTTGCTCAATCTTTCATCGCCTATAGTTACGAAGTTACCATCTGTCATATACTCTTTCAAAGTGTTCATGATTTCCTCAAAGTCTCTATTATTTTTGAAATCAATGGATTGATCCTTTTTTGCAGAGTAATTTTTCTCAACGATATTTCCTTCTAATAATTCATCAACATCAATGTTCAATGCATCACATATCTTACCAATTGTTTTTATAGATGAATTACTAATACCTCTTGCAAAAACACTAGTTAATGTACCATAAGGGATGTTGTATTCTTTAGAAAATTGTCTAACTGAAACATTCTTTTGAACGATGTAATATTTTAACTTATCCTCGATGCTCATATTATCCACCTCCAGCATAATTATTATAAATCGTAGGTACTGAAAATTCAAATATTATTGCAATTTTATTATATTCGTAACATTTTTGCATTTTTCGTTACAAAAACACTTGCTTTATGTATTTTCAAGTGATAGACTAGGGCTTGTGTTGAGTTACTTCAATTTCATAAACACAACACATGAATCTAAAATTGAAAGAAAGGTGGTAAGAAAATGTGTAGATTTAGAATGAACAATTTAGAAGCTGAACTCGCTAGATTTAATGTCACTAGAAAAGACATCGCAGAGTTATGGGGTGTTGACGTTACTACAGTTAATCGTAACGTAGAAAAGATGACAATTACTCTAGAACAAGCAACTAAATTAAAGGATTACCTTAATTATCAATCTTCTAAAAAAGATGAAAGTCACACACCATTAAAGGTTCAGTATCTATTCTTTGATAATGTGTCAAAAATCGAGGATTAGTTATGAAGGTAGTACATCATTATCAAAATGAAAGTGGTCATCCAAATTTCGTACCTTTGAATGACCAAACTAAACGAGCCTACGAATTGCTCATGGATATTGTATCACAACCTAAAACGGAGGTGGTAGACAATGTTCAATTTAATGCAACATCAAAAGATTGCTAATATGCATCTAAAGATGAATGAAAGTTTTGCCTTGTTTATGGAACAGGGAACTGGCAAGACATTAACGATGTTAAACCATATCAAATACTTAATTGATAACAATAAGATTGACTCTTGCTTAATAGTTTGTCCAAAGTCAGTAATGGCATCATGGGAAAGAGATATTGAGAAGTTTGATCCTATCGACCAAGATAAGTTAAGAGATGTGATTGTAGTTATTAACTATGACATGGTGTGGCGAGACGAAAATTATAACAAGATTTGGGATTGCATCGTTTTAGATGAGTCTCATTTAATTAAAAGTAGAACTAGTAGAAGAAGTAAGTTTTTACTGACTATAAGTTTAAGTGCCAAGTACAGATACATTCTAACTGGTACACCAATATCTAATAGTAAACTAGAAGATTTATGGAGTCAGTATTGTTTTCTAAAACCTTATAAAGGTAAGCGTACCATATGTTCAGAATACTTTGGTGGTAGTTATTATGACTTTCAAGACAAGTATTGTTACTTAAATCAGTATTATCAACCTTACAAGTACAGGAACATCAACGAATATCAAGACATAATGAACGAGCATTGCTATCGAGTATTAAAGAGTGAATGTTTGGACTTGCCTGATAAGTTACCTGATGAGATTAGAACAATTGAATTGAGTGAAAAGAAACTTTACAAAGACTTAATGAAAGATTCAGTAATTATTAAATACGATATCGTTGCAGATAATCCATTATCAAAACGATTAAAGGCTAGACAACTATTAAGTGGATACATAACTACTGATGATGGTATAGTCGATGTTTCATGTGAAAAACTAAAGACTCTTGAAGAATTTTTAGAAGGATATGAAAAGAAGTTAGTAATCTTCGCACAATTCAAACATTCTATGCATAAAATAGAAAATCTATTAGATAAAAAGAAAATAAAATATGTAACTCTAAACGGAGACCAAAAAGATAAAGGAATATGGAGGAAGTTTCAAGAGGATCAATCTATTAAAGTTTTCATAGGTCAATATGATAGTGCAGCTACAGGTACTGATTTATTTGCAGCAGATACCATTCTATATTATGAGCCAACTGAAAAATCTAATGTGCTTGACCAATCGAGAGATAGAATACATAGAAAAGGTCAAACCAACAAATGCAGTTACATTCACTTTATTACTAAAGGTACAATCGAAGAAGCAATCTATAAGGCTCTTCAAAAACACTCCGACTTTACCGATGATTTATTCAACGAGTACATGGAGGAGTATACGAAGAGTTTTAATAAACGATGAGTGACCGAATTTTAATACATATATGGGAGATGATGAAAAATAAACAATGATTACAAAGTGTGGATATACGATTGGGAAGTAATGCAATGTTACAACTTGGTCATATTCAAAGAGTTAAATGAGGACAATTGGATAGAAATCGAAAACGAACCTAACAAAGTTAAAGGCTTTATAGACTCTCATAGTAATGACATCTTATGTGGGTTTAACTCAAAGTGGTATGACAACTGGGTAACAAGTGCTGCTTACTATGGTGCAGATACCACAACACTTAAAGCATTAAACGATTGGATTATCGTAGATAGAAAAAATGGGTGGGAGTTTCCATTCTTAAATTATAAGAAAAAGAAATTCTTATCTATGGACTTGAGAGATGATATTCCAATGGATTTATCTTTAAAAGAGATTGAGGGAAACCTTTATATGGATATTACTGAAAGTAGTATTCCATTTGATTATCCTGATGAATTAACCGAAGAACAAAAATATGAGATGAGAAAGTATTGTAGGCATGATGTTCTAGCAACTGAAAGACTATACAACGAACGCTTATCATACATCAATTGTAAAAAGGTTATCGCTAAAATAGGAGGGTTAGATGAAAGATATTGTTTAACTCTAACAAATGCAAAATTAACTTCTTTGTTTTTAGGAGCAGAGCAAAAGAATAGGTCAATTGAAGATGTAAGAAACTATAAGATACCTGATTGCATAAGACTAGATAGGATACCAAAAGAAGTAATTGATTTCTTCAATAATATCTATGATGAGTCAATTCCTATGGAGCATCTATTAGATACTAAACATAAGGATGAAACAAATACTTTGAATATTACTTTAGGTAATTGTCCATGTGTAATTGCAATGGGTGGCATTCATGGTAGTAACGGAAATGAGAACATCAATAACGATGAGAAACTAATCCTAAACTACGACGTTGCATCTCTATATCCTAGTTCAATAATCAACTTCGATTATTACTCAAGAAACACTGAAGAGAAACTTAAATACAAGTTTGTAAGAGACTCTAGGGTTTCATCTAAATTGGATGGAGGAAAGGCATTTAAAGAGAAATATGGCTTACCTGAAGATGCCGATGTAGTAGGTGGGTTAAAGTTAATCCTAAATACTTACTATGGTGCATTAGGTCAAAAGTATAGCGACTTATTCGACCCTTTAATGGCAAAGTCTGTGTGCATAACTAATCAGTTAGCAATGGTCGATTTAATACAAGGGCTATTAGAGAAGTGTCCAAGTATCTTTTTCAACAACATCAATACCGATGGGATTATGTTCATGATTGATCCTGATGAAAAACCTCTAGCATTAGAAGTTATTGATGAATGGCAATCTAGGACAGGATTTGAATTAGAAGAAGATAATATCATGCGTTATATATCCAAAGATGTTAATAACTATTTCATGGAGTTTACTAATGGAAAAGTTAAAGCAAAAGGTGGATACATCGGTAGATACAAAGGTGGAAACTTTATTAAGAACTCTGCAATCATAGTTCAAAAAGCAGTAGTTGAGTTATTAGATAAAGGAATTGCTCCACATGAAACAATTTTAAATTGTGATGACATATTCCAATTTCAAATTATTGCAAAAACAGGAAGTAAATATAAGTCTTGTTTCTATGATGTAAACGGAGAACTTGTTGAAGTGCAAAAAACAAATAGAGTATATGCAAGTTTAGACACAAGACTAGGAAAATTACTAAAGTACAAAGAGGTTAATGGTAAACCACGATATGACTCAATAGCAGGATTACCAACTCATTGTGCGATAGACAATGCAAACGTATTAACAATTAATGATATAGACAAAAACTTCTATATCGAAGAAGCCAATAAAAGAGCGTTCGATTTCCTATATGGGAGGAATGCTAAAAAACAAATAGGAGGAATAATAATGGCAACTAAAACAACTACAAAAGTAGATGATATGAACATCTACCAAAAACTAGCAATGGCTAGATTAGACTTTATTAAAGCAAATGTTAAGAAAACAGGAAAGAACCGACATATGTCATATATGTACTTCACATTAGATGACATCGTACCGCCTGCAACTGAAATCTTATCTAAATATGGGTTGGTAGCATTAATCAACGTTGGTCAATTCGATGACTTCGATACTGCATCTGCAGTGGTTACTGATGGGGTAGACAAAATTGAATTTAATGTACCATTTGTAATGCCTAAACCAATTTTAAACAAAGATGGTAATGCAGTTAATAATCCTATTCAAGATTTAGGATCATCATTAACTTACACAAGAAGATACTTATGGATGAATGTGTTAGACATTACTGAACATGACCCTATTGATGGGGATACTTTTGAAGAACCTACTGAAGTAGCAAAACCAAAAGAAGAACCTAAAAAAGAGTCAAAGAAAAAAGCACCTCTAACTAAAGAAGAGAAAAAAGAAAAGGTTGAAGAAGTGATTAACAACCAAGATGAAGTATGTAATCAAGTTACTTTAGATGCAATTAAAAAAGGATTAGGTGCATTAAAAGAATTAGTTCCTATGCCTGAAGAATACATTAGAGGTGTAATTGGAGAAATCAACGAAGCCAAAGGGCAAATTACTATGGTTAGAGCCAATGAAATTCTAGCAGAAATCAATGATAAATTAGAGGGTAAATAATATGTCATACATTGAAATATGGTCACTAATCATACTAATTGGATTTTTCATTACATTAAATGTCTTTGTTATATGTGGCACATATCAAAAAACTCATATGAATATTGAGGCATTATTAGAGTTACTAGAAGAATTGAAAGTAGAGGAAGTTGAATAATGGATGTTACATTCTTACCTAATAATCAAGTGGTGGTTACTCCACCTAAAAGACCTAAAAAGATTACGGGTACAAGATTCGCTGCAGTTTTAGGGTTAAACAAATGGAGTTCAGAGTTTAAAACATGGTGTGAAATCACAGGTGTTTACAAAGAACCTTTTGAAGGTAATAAATACACTGAAGCAGGTAAAACTATTGAACCGAAAGTAGCAGAGTATTTAAAGAAAAAATACTTCTTAACTGACTTAAAGTCTCCTGAAGATGTATTTGGAAAAGATTACGTTAAAACAACTAATCGTAACTTCTTTGACCACAGTATCTTTGGGGGGATGTGGGATTTTAAAGGCGATGATTATGTAGTAGAAGTTAAAACATCTTCAAGACCTCAAGATTGGGAAGAAGGTACACCTATTTATTATTTATTACAGGCTTATCTATATGCTTACTTGTTAGGCGTAGACAAGATTTATGTTGTAGTGTCATTCCCTCAAGACAAAGATTACGATGATCCTAGTTCGTTTGAGTGTACGTTAGAAAACACTAAAATCTATGAATATTCATTGAATAAAGATTGTCCTGACTTTGAATCGGAGTACATTACAGATGCTTTACATTGGTGGAAATCTCATGTTGAAACAGGTATGAGTCCAACATATTCGGATGCAGATAGCGACATCATTAAAGAATTAAAAACAAAATTCTATGTACCTGATAGTGATGATGAATTATTAGATTTATTAAAAGAAATTGAGAAGTTAAACGATTTCGTTGAAGAAATAAATCTTAAATATGATTTAGATAATGTTCAAAAACAAATCAAAACAAAGAAAGATTTGGTTAAAGAGTTTTTAGTTAGACAACTAGATGATAATCATGATAGAGCAAATGCTCAATTCAATACAACTATCTATGAAGTATCAACTAATAAACCAAAAACTAAAATTGATGAAAAGAAATTAAAAGAAGATGGGTTATATGCCAAGTATTCTTATGAGGATACTAAACCATCTTATACGTTAAGAGTAAAACAAATTAAGGAGGAAGATTAAAATGGCAAAAAGAGTGGTTTCAGAAGGTGGATTTGAAAGAATCCAAGAAGGGTTAAATGTATTAAAAATTACTGAAGTTATTGAAGATAGCAACTTCAATACACTAGCATTAACATTCCAAGATAAAAAAGGGTTAAAGTATACTGAAAAGTATTTCTTTGAAAAGAACGATGGTACACCTAATACAGTTGCATTAAGTATCTATACAAAATTCGCAGGTCTTGTTTTAGGATTAAAAGCCGACCAAGAGTTTGAAGATGAAGATTTATTAAATAAATACTTTGAATGTGAAGTTTATTATGAAGATGGTAAACCATATATCTCTACTAAAACAGGAAAAGAAGTTACACCTAAAAGACTTAAAACTAAAGATGTTAAACCAGCTAAAGGTTTCACTGAAACAACATCATCAGTTGATCCTTTTGATGACATTGCTTTCTAATGAATCCTGAATCTAATTTACAAAAGAAGTGTATTGAGTATCTCAAAAGTAAAAAGATTTACTACATTAATCAATATGGCAATGGTAGAACAGGAAAAGGAACACCTGATATTACTGCTTGTATTAATGGTAGATATGTTGCTTTTGAGTTAAAGGTTGAGGGTAACGCACCCTCTCCTGCCCAAATTATTAGGATGAAAAAAATCAGAGAGAGTGGAGGAATTGCTTGTGCATTTTGGACTTTCGATGATTTCAAAAAGAAAGTTGATGAGGTGATAACATGGGATACATAATTCTTAATGGTGAAAAACAAGCGACTCACAAATTTAAAGATACCGATGGTAAACCTTATGAAGAGGTTAAAGATTTTGATAATTTAGCACTTATTGTTCCTAAACCATTTGTAGTGTATGACTTTGATAATGAAAAAGAAGCCAAGATAATGTTAAGGATTATTAAGGGATTAGGTATTAAAACTAGAGTTTATAAAACAAATAGAGGTATTCATTGTTGGTTTAGAAACGATGAACCCATGAAATGCGTAAATAGGCAGCGCTGCGTTATAGGACTTATCTTTGATAGAAAGTCTCATTCTAAAAATGCATATGTAGTAGTTAAAAGAGAAGGCAAGTGGAGAGACATCATAATTGATTGTAAAGATGAAGATATACAACCAATTCCTAGATGGTTAGGTGTATTGAACATTCATACTGACAACACATCTTTCGTTGGAAGTGAAGATAATAGTGGTAGAAACGGAAAGTTATACTCATATATTAGAACACTGCAAAACAATGGTTATAAGAAAAAAGAAGTTAAAGAGATTATAAACATTATAAACGATTATGTGTTTGATGAGCCATTACCTGAAAGAGAGATTAATACGTTATGTAGAGATGAAGCGTTCATGTCTGATGAAGAGGTTGTAGCAAAATCTCAAAGAATGGATAATGGGAAGTTCGACCATGTAGAAGTAGCCGATAAACTAGAGGAACAAATGAAGTTTGTTACAGTTAATGGCATCTTGTATTACAAAGATGGTCAAGTCTACAAAACTAACGATTTAATGGTTAAAAATAGATTAAATAACATCTTTTTGGGAATTAAAGAGAATCAACGTAAAGAGGTTATAGCATATCTTAAATCAAAGACTGTTGTAGATGCAGATGATGTGTATACTGACCCTTATGTATTACCAATTAGAGATTACAAAATCAATGTTATAACAGGTAAAATTATACCTTATAAAGAAGATGATGTTTTCTTTAATATAGTAGATGTCAAATACGATATGAGTGCAAAGTGTGAGGCAGTAGAAAACGTATTAAACAATGTGTTCGATGGTAGACAAGAATTAATAGACTTGTTCTATGAGATGTTAGGAACTTGTTTTGTTAGAGAAAGCGTTAGGGAAAAGGCGTTCATTCTATTAGGTCAAGGATCAAATGGTAAATCTACAATTTTAATGATGATACAACACCTTTTAAAAGGGAATTATTCTACTTTAGGATTAGAAGAATTAACTGAAAGATTTAGCACTAGCCAAATCGAGAATAAACTAGCAAACATTGGAGATGACATTGACTCAATTGGTTCAAAGAATAATGGTAAAATCAAAAAGATTATCGCATCAAACGAGATAACTATTGAACATAAAGGTTCAGAGCCGTATGTTATAAAACCTACTTGTACTCATATATTTTCATGTAATAAATTACCTAAAACTTATGATACTAGTGAAGGCTACTTTAGGAGATTTGTAATTGTACCATTCAATGTCAATTTCAATAGTAGTAAAAAGAATTTTAAACCACTTATTCTAAATGATTTAAAAACTGAAGCTGCTAAAAGTTACCTATTTTTAAAAGGTATGGAGGGTATTCAAAGAGTGTTTAAAAACAACTATGAATTTACTAAAGTTGCAGAAGTTGAAAACCTAACTAAAGAGTATAAGAAGAAGAGTAGTACAGTTATGTCGTGGGTAGATGATGAAGGTATATCTGAAAAAGACTTGTTATCAATTCCTAGAGATGAGTTATATACGAAATATACTTCATGGTGTAGTAATTCAAATATTAGCAAAATTGTTAGTAAAATCGCATTTTATGAAGAAATAAGAATCCAATATGGGTTTAATAAAGATGCTCCACAAAGGGCAAATGGAAAACGATACTTTAGAAAGGATATAGAAATTGAGTTCAATTTTTAAAGGGTAGTAACTACTATCCTATTTATTAGAACTTAATGACCGAAAATTCGCTAATATGTATGAACCGAGTCAACACATGATACAAACTCTTAAAAAAATAAAGACAAAATTCATGTGTTAAAAGATGGTGCTTACTACATGGATTGTTATAACAGGTTGATTAAATCGGATCAACTAGCAGGAACTATAAGCACTAGAGTTAATGCAAGTAGTGATACATGGATATTGATTAAAAATGACAATAGAAGAATGTGAAAGACAACTTAATTTAACAACGAGTTGGAAAAGAAAAAGAGATTTAGAAAAATGCCTTAAACGATTAAAAATGGGCAAGAACAAAGAAAACCATCTAGAAAAGGGGGCAAAATAAATGCCTGAACATAAGAAACTAAAAATAATAGAGTTCTTCGGTGGTATAGGTGCTTGTAGTAAGGCACTTGAAAGAATTGGAGTAGATGTAGAACTAGTAGACTATGTAGAGATTGATAAATACGCAGTTGCATCATTCAATGCCATGCATGGTACAAACTTTGAACCTCAAGATATTTCAGAATGGGATAAGGATGTTGAAGTTGATTTAATTATGCATGGTAGCCCATGCCAAGACTTCTCTCTAGCAGGTAAACAAGCAGGTGGGGATAAAGATAGTGGTACAAGAAGTAGTTTAATGTATGAAACGATTAGAATCGTAGAGAAGTTAAGACCTAAATATGTTGTATGGGAAAATGTTAAGAACTTAATCAGTAAGAAACACAAACATAACTTTGATGCTTATTTAGAAACTATGGAGTCATTAGGCTACACAAACTATTGGCGAGTATTAAATAGTAAAGACTATGGTATCCCCCAAAATAGGGAAAGAGTGTTCACTATCTCAGTTTTAAACGATGGATCATTTGAAATGCCTGTAGGTAAAGAGACTCAATTGACTATAGAGGATATAATGGATGATGATGCAGAATCAAAATTCTATATAAATAAAGCATTAAACATAGAAGAGAAAGAAAACTATATTCAATGGGACAATAGTGGTAAAGGTTATAATTCACAACAAGATAGAGGATATTTCACTGATAAACTATGTCCAACGTTATCTCATTGTAATAATAATGGAGATAAGTCACAAGTTGTGTTGTGTAAGAAATTTGAGTTCCCTGAAAAACTAGAATTGACATTAAAACTGAAAGATATGTTAGAAGATGAAGTTGATGAAAAATATTTCTTATCGGATAAAATGATTCAATATATCAGTAAGGTCGGTACTGAAAACTTTAAGAACCATGATTGTAAAATCAATAAAGATGTTGCCAGACCTATTACTACTGACCAAAACAAACGAGCAGGAACTACTAATTATTTAAGTGATGATGTTGGGGGGGAATATGATTTGTGCCAACGTTTCAAACCTTTATCAATAGAGTAGAGAAATATAATACAAAACTGATAAAACCTAAAGCATATCAAGTAGGACACCCTATAGCATCTCAAGAGTTCTTGAGTGGGGGTGGACAATGGTATGATATTTGCCCTACATTATTGGCTAGAGATTATAAAGACCCTAAAGTGGTAGTTGTGTATGAAAACAATAAAGATAAGAAATGCGACTAAACAGGGTTATTTAGAAGCACGTTATGGAGATGGTGTAAACATATCATCTAGAATGAAATATCAAAGAGGGAATGTACAACCTCAAATGTGTCAAACGTTAGATTGCACTGGTGGGGTTACAAAAGGTGTTATTATGGAAGATTTAAGAATTAGGAAACTGACACCTAAAGAGTGTTGGAGACTAATGGGGTTTGATGATAGCGATTTTGAAAAAGCAGAGAAAGTTAATTCAAACACCCAATTATATAAACAAGCTGGAAACAGCATAGTAGTAAATGTACTTGAAGCAATATTCAAGAATTTAATACCTGAAGAGTATTATAAAGTAGAATTTGAAGAATTTAGTATAGACGACTTATAGAGTCTTATTTTTTTAAAGCAAGTTACCGAATTTTAATAAACGGAGATTAATGTATGACAAATGAGCAAATATTAGATAGATACTTATATGCGTTCAATTCAACTCCTTCATATGAAATGTTCATGTTGATGGGAGGATTATTGCCTAAAAGATACTTCATAAGTGGCTACCCATGTTACACAAAATATGTAGGAGACTTGGGATATGATGCCCCAATTAGACAAGTTTATAGAGTTTATCTAGTTAGGCTTGAGAATAAAAAATTAGTTTATATAGGTGGGGCAATTGATATTGGAGAAAGATTAGGTGTAAATGCTGCAGCTATTAGAAACGCTAATAAAAACGGAAACCTAGTTAAGCAACGATACTCAATAGAGATGATTGATGTTAACTCTGAATACAGAAACTTATATAGAAAAGACTTATATAAGATGGAGGAATACAAATACTAATGTCTAGAGATGGGGAAAGAAAAAAGTGCCTTTGTAAAAAGGGTATCAAGAATAATGGAGAATTGATTTTTAAAAAAGGGAATGTATATGAGGTCAATAAGTTACCTAATTGGGTGAGGGTGTATAACGAACCTGAAATTGGGTGGACATTACATTGCAATGAGAAATTGTTCGATATACATTTCTCGATTATATATCACGGAGGATAGTATATGAATTTATTTGGATGGGTATTTTTCACTCTAGTACCTATAGTTTCTGTAGGAATGTTATATCTACTTTTATCGGCTATATATGACAAGGTAGAGGAAATATTGATTGAAAGGGATTTTAGAGATGAGAAATAAAATAATAGTAGGTTGCTTGGTTGCATTACTGTTGGTCTTAAACCTTTTAGGATTAGGGCAAGTGTATGAAACTAACAAACAACTTAATAAGAGATTAGAGACAATCCAAGATGAAATCAATGTGATTAATGCCAATTATCAAGGTGTACAAGTTACATTGAGTGAATTAGAAGATTGAACAGAAGAAACCATTAAATTGCTATCTAATGACAATGAGTTTAAGTCATATATGGACTATAGGAAAATAACTTGCAAAGCATCAAGCCAATACAAGCTGATTCATAGTGATGCTATTGAGGTGTGCGAAGATGGGTTGTTGAGAAGTGATGACTGGAAGTACATAGGAGTTGCTATTGGTTCATATTATGGTGGAATTGGAGACAAGTTCATTGTGACTCTAGATACAGGCAAAACGTTCAATATCATCGTAGTAGATGAAAAAGCAGACAAAGACACAGAAGGTGGTAAAGGCGCAAACCATGACACTGACGGCTCAATGATAGAGTTTGTGGTTGATACTACCAAACTGAACGAAAACGTGCTTAAAAGTGGAAATATGAACGATTTAGAACAGTTTAATGGGAATGTTATAAAGATTGAGAGTGTTAAAGAATGAGAACTTATAGAGATGATGAAAGAGAAAAGAAAAAAATTGATTGTATGAATTGCTCAAAGTGTAAAGAAGAACCAGATGGAGAGTATTGGTGCAGTATCTTTGATGTGTTTCTAACACAGGAAGAAATTGAAAATGGGCAATTAGCATGTAACCCAATATGGCAATAAAGGAGAAAATACAATGAGTAAAAATAAAGTAAGTCACAAAATGAACAGATTAAAAGCAGTTTTAAGTGATAACTATTATGAAATGGTTGAAGAATTGGTTTTGAAAAAGGAAGAAGAACAAAATCCTATTTCAATAGAAGAATTAAAGAAAATTGGTGAAAGATATTCAATAAAGAGAAACAGAAAGATGTCTGACCAAGAAGCAATCGGTGTTATTAAAGGTTTATGTAAATTATATGGGGATAATTCAAATCAAGTTGTATTAGGTAAAGATTTATGCTCTATGTTAAGAACTTGTTATGATGCACTATCTGAAAGAATTGAACGTGAAGGAAATGATGATAGTGAAGAAGTAAGAGTCAAATTATCATGCCCTCATTGTGGGCAACCTATGATATTCGATAGAAACTCTGTAGAACACAATATCAAACAATCTGAAAAGAAATTAAATTATTACAACAACATGTTATACAACAAAGAACTAAACAATGTTGAACGTGAATTTTATTATCACAAAAAGAATGAAATTAAAAGATACATTGCAAAGATGAAAAGTAATTTAGAATTTATAGACTCTTTCGGTGAAGATTGTGAGAATGACATGCTAAAAGATGTTGATGTTCGCAAATATAGTTGATGTGATTAATGGCAATGTTATAAAGATTGAGAGAGTATAACAATGAATATAGTCAAAATGATATATGACTATTGCGGATATACAAGTGTTAAAGATTTTTCTAGAGATACAGGGATTCAAATAGAACAAGTATACAAAATGTTAAGAGGTGAAAAGAATATCTCTATCAAAAGACTGGATGATATTCTGTATGAGTTAGATTTAAAGATTAAATTTGAGAGGGTTAATAATGATTGCGTTACATAATTGCGACTGCTATGAGTTCTTAAAATCATTACCTGATAATAGTATTGATTTAATAGTTACAGACCCACCATATGAGAAAAAGAGCAATGGATATTATAGAGGTGGAGGTGCTTTTGGTACTACAAATAGAACTTATCACTCTAATTTAGATAACAAGAACTTATTAAATGGAGTAAATACTTCTATTTTAGATGAAATGATGAGAGTTATGAAACACGTAAATATTTACATATGGTGCAATAAAGATCAGATACGACAATATATAAATTATTTTCAAGATTATAATGTTGAGCTACTTTCATGGCACAAAACCAACCCAGTACCAACTTGCAATAATAAGTATTTAAGTGATACTGAATATTTACTTTTCTTTAGAGAAAATGGAGTAAAGATTTATGGTGAGTATAAAACAAAAAGAAAGTGGTATGTTACCCCAACTAATAAGGAAGATAAGAAAAAGTACAATCATCCTACTATTAAACCACTAGATATTATTGAGAACTTAATAATTAACTCAAGTCAAGTGGGGGGGGTTGTGCTAGACCCATATATGGGGAGTGGCACTACTGGAGTTGCGTGTAATAAATTAGGCAGAGCGTTTATCGGATGTGAAATTGATAAAGAATACTTCGATATTGCAAAGAATAGGATAGAAAATGAATAAGAAAGGGTGAAATTAATGTTAGATAAATTAATAAGAGAAGGGAAATTAAAGAAACTTTATTGCAGTGATTTAGGAAGGATTCAATTATATGTTGTAGACTCTGCAGGTAGACCTAGTGATAGCAAGATTTTAGAATGGGAGTTAGTTGAAGAACATAAGAGATTTAACATTTGGAGAACAACTAACACCTATCAAATGCTATGGACAGGTGTAGGTAACCCAATGTTACCTAAAAATCAAGTACCTAGTTTGCAATCATATATGGAGTGTTTTGATAAAGGAATTGATCCTAATCAAGAGTTTCTGTATAGGGGTTCAAGAAACCTATTAACATCAATTAGGAGAAATGAGGAAATGTAAAATGAACAATGTTGAAATTGTGTTAAAAGAACAAGGTGGAGTTAAGAAAGTTAAAGTAAATGGTACTGATATTAGTATTCAAGGTATCAAATATGAAGAATATGTAAATGAACGAGGAGTAGTTACACTTACTATTCCATGCGTGTTAAAGGTAATTAAAAATGATAAAAGTAGATAATGTTGAAGCGTTTGGTTGGGAACACGCTATTAGAGGTGTGAGAAACCCTTTAAACAGTTGGGACAGGTCGGATAGTATTTTGGATAAAGAACTTTTTTCTGTAGGCGATAAAGACTTACGACTGATGAAACGTTTATCAAATGCAGGCAATGACCATGCTAAATATTTGAGAATGATTAGTGTTTATTGCGACATCGAGAGTGCCTTATATTGGTGGAAAGAATTTGATACTTACAAGGTTGG